GGAGTATCAAGGGCTTCATAAAAGCCCGAGATCAGTTCAGGGGTTAGGTCACGCCGCAGTTTCCTCAAGGGGGCAGGACGCCCACGAGAGGAACTCCGATGCTTCACAGCATTAGAGTAACTGCGCCCACTCACTTGCACCTCGCGCACGGGGTATACTCATCAAGATTCATCTCTTGCGAGTCCCGCGCGTAAGGTTCGAACCCCTTTTCCAGGGGGTCAGACATCGCCGAAGCGATGCCCGAGAGTGTCAACAACCAAGCCGTCTTACGGGTGATAACAGCGACCGCGTCCTCGGAAAGAGGACTCGACACTGCGAACACCCGGTCATTACGACCAGGAGTGCTAACAACAACTTCGAAGTGGTGGAGGGAGCGAGAACCGAACCCGTCCTCTGAGATACAAAGCGCCAAATCCCGAACGTGGTTGAACCACGACGAGACTCCGCGAAGAGTATCCCTGTAATAACCAGCAAACGGGACCGTGAGGTCCAGAATCTGGTCAGAGGTTGGGGTCGGGAACGCGTGGCGAGTGGTCTGAGCTTGGCTCAGAGTCACTCTGATGCATGATTTTATCATCATCGACTCCTATTTTGGAACGTGCGGATACGATTTTGAGACCGAGCTTTGGCAGCTCGGCAAGGTAATCGTCGATTACCTTGTTAAGTCCCTCAGGCGTGAAGACACGGACCTTCTCACGAAGGAACGCGTCGACTAACCATAGGACAAACCTCAACATCAGGGCTTCTTTATGGCCCATGATGCGCCCCCTTAGAAGGGCATTTCGTAGTTCTCAACTAGCGTCGTCCAAGCCGCGTTTGCCAACGCGTTCTTGAGGTACGCATTCAGGTTCTTTCGTTCCTGAAGAGAACTGCGGGGGTCATGGTAGACCTCCACAAAAGCACGCTCCTTGTAGGCCAGCGTCGGCTTGGGCGCGAAGCCCTCGCCAGTGCTCCCAGTGACCGTCTCCAAAACGGGGACGGAGATACGGAGACTCTGCTTGATCGACCCCGTGCCATTGGCACTGAGTTTCTGACTAAGCGAGAGTTCCGGATACCCAAGCACAACGCCGAGCACACGGTCGTGGTACGAAACCACTTCCGATGAGACCTGCGAAGGGCTGAAGGTATGCGCGACAGGGGTTCCCTGC